GTGCAATTTATCTGTTGTGCGGTTCCATCATACCGTCTAATGTAAATTAAACTCACATCGCTAGGTACAGTATCAGACAATTCACAAATTAAAGTATCACTGTCATAATTGATTATATAGCCACTGTAAGCGTTTAAATCTTGTGGTAATGCAACGGCTATTAGTGAACCATAATTGCAGTTTAAAGCGTCAAATTCACAATCAAAATCAATCTGCTTGCGTTGATACATAACTTCACGTAAACGTCTTACACCTAGTTTAATTGCCTTGTTTACATCTGTCACGGCTAACACTTCGACTTTTTCTGTATTGAGCGAATTTTGATAATTATAAATCTCTGCTTCATTTGTCGATTTATCAATATCCACATAAATTTCGTCCTGCTTCCAATTCTGCGGATTCATGTAGGTTATATCAGCTTCGTCATTGTCTGTCGGTGTAATGAAATTGTACGTTATTTTTGGCTCTCCGGTCATATTGTTTGCTGTAAACATTTGCTCTATATATGCGTTTTCACTTCTGTATGTACCTTTGATTTTATTGCCGTCAATTATAGGCTCTGTATAACCTACTTGCATACACTGCTTGATTGCTTCTAATACAGTCGTACTTTTGTCAAAACGATAGTCAAAATTAAGTCCGGCAGTATTCCACATTTGATCTAACTGCATCAAATTTTGTTCGTCATAAATCTTGCCAAACTTTGAATGTTCACAAATATATTTGATAGGTGCTGACAAAGAACGATTAATTTCCTTATCTTCTCCGGTCGTTGCTGACTGATTTGCTACTGTGATTGTTTTTTGTGTCGGATATTGAATTGACAATTTACCTATGTACCAAGTCCAAAAATAACCACCTGAGCCATAGGTAGTGCCTTTCATAAAGCCTATGTATTGACCAAAATGAATAGCGATTTGTGGATAATCATCGGCAGTCACATTAAAGATAAGTCTACCGCCTTGACTTCCATCTTCTCTATTTTCATGCGGATTTATCCATACTTTAATATAGGCTCTCGTGTGTTCAATTCTTATTGAATGTGCGCTATCACCGCCTTGACTGATAAAGAAGGCGGATTCTATCAAATATGAACTAATGAGAGTGCCTAAACCGCTTCCACCGCCGGAAACGGGTGCATACAATCTATACTCATAATATTCCACACCGTCACTTGAATTGTACTTATCAAATAAACACAAACAGAATCCGTTATAGGTTCTGCCTAAATTTGTGCGTTCTGAATAATTGTTTGCTTCAAACCAAAATTGCAGATTTCCGTTTATTGCCGCGTCTGTGTCTGAACGGTAACGGTAATCTCTATGATTGATGATATATCCACTGCTTTTATCCATTGTTCCGGCTATAGGTAAATTAGCAATTACTTGCTGATATTGAATAATAGTCGCTTGCCTTGAATTGATTAACCGTTTATTTGTAAACCAAAATGTAGCACCATTAGGAGACCAACCCGTTTGATCATTCTCTCCGTTATTTCTCCAATTATGCATAAAAATGTATCTGCGGTAGTAACCATCTTTGTTTATAGACATGAATTTTTTTGGAACTTTCCAATAAGCCGGATACCACGAATTAGCCATGATTAAATCGTACATTTCCGGTGCTGAATAATTAAAGGTATCAAAACCATTAACAAGTACATCTTGATATGTTGTTGTTTTAACGTCATTCAGATTTGCTAAACGTCTAGTCCATAATGTACTAATCTGATTGTCTGATAATTCAGCTAAAGACTCTGAACCTCTAACGGTAATTGCAATGACGGTTACATTGGGATAATGCGTATCTTCTGAAATTAAACATTTTAACCCGTTCCATAAAAAAGTCTGAACATCTTGACTACTGGTAGTGTAATCAGACAGATTAGTAACACGGAACTCATAAGCGTTGTTATCATTGCCTACGTCTATACTGATTGTTTCGCCAAAAGCGTCCGGACTGTTTTTAGTATAGACTTTAGTCATGCTCTGCGGTGCGTCTGTGCTTCCGGCAATTTTCCATTCTAACAAAATCGTTGCTGTTCTGTTTTCATAGTCTCCATCATCGCTCAAATGGTATAGGCCACTAGGGAATGAAAAATCCACTTCATAATATCTACTTGTTGCACCAATAGGACAAGCACGATAATATCCGGCTACATTTGATTTTGCGTTTGATAATGTACTTGCCGTTTCGACTAATTCAATCTCTGCGGAACTTGTACGATTTGCAGAAAATCCGCCCCAACCGCTAGTTCTTCGATAAGATATACCATTCTTATCTTTTGCTAACAATGTATATGATGTACCATTAACAGCTTGTACTTCATAAAAACCATTGTCTAGTACATGTGTACTTTCTAAATTACTGTCACTATAAACAAAACTTTTCAATACTAAAGTTGCTGATGTATTTTCTGTAATTGTCAAATTAACAAAATTTACATCTATAAACTTGCCTTTGTTTGTATCAGTTCCATAATTTATTAAAGTCAAAGGATATGTTTCAGAACTACCGCCGTTTCTCACTGTGAGAGCAACTTTCCAACCTAAAGCAAGGTTTAAATTGCTAGGGATTGATTGAGCATAACATCTGACAGAACTAGGCATTAACTCAATTTCAGTTAAATTTATTGTTCTGTCCTGTCCTTGCAGATTATATAAACGAATCATATCACCGCTTGATAGATGTAAATCTCTGTTACTTGTTGCTGTTAATCCGTTTAATGTTAGCGTTGCTGATACAAATTCACCCCTTTTACGCGAGTTACTTTCAGTTGCCGGAACTTCCTTTCCCGACATGGTAACTTCGGTTGAATTGTACCAACATCTATGAGCGTCATGGGAACTAATATCTTGATTAGGGTCTGCTACCAACACATCAATATCACTTCCTACGTATGAACTAATAGGAGTTGCACCGATATACATTTGATCTAAAGACCAGTCGTAATATCCAACACCTTGGCACAATAACATAGACATATATCGTACATTGTTGACATAAAAATAATGTTTGTCTGAGATATAGTCGGGAAAAGCCTTTACTAACCCAAACTGCTCCGGTATCGGATCTTCCAACTTCGCCTTGTTGCCTTGCGCATTTGGATCATAGATACTTGAACCGCTTTCTTGTTTCTTATCATCAGTCTTTATTTTTTTGAGCATCGACATTGTATAAACCGCAACGGCAAGCGCAATAATTATCATTGCAATACTGAAAAAATCTTGCGGTTTGATAACGAACTTTAAACACCTTGTTTTGCTCAATTTAAACACTGACCATAAATCACACGGTACTTCCTGCCCGTCTGAAAAGACAGTTACATTATCTTTTAGATTTTGTAAATTTAATCTCTGTAATGAGTGTTCTAGCAATTCTAAAATTGTTAAATTTGATTGATCTATATCAAATTCTCTGATCGGATTATTATCAATGCAATTACAAATTTTAATTCTCATAAAACAACCTCATTTTTTCGTGTCTATAAATTCTTATGCAAGGATTCGATTTAAAAGGCTCAAAACAGCTTCCTTTTTTGCTATCTGTATGCAATATATGACCGTAAATGTATATACCCACATGAACAAGTACAGAGTGTTTAAAATAGCAAATTACATCAAAATCTCGCGGTGTTTTAACCTCAGTAAATGAACCTTTCATTTTATCGTACCCGACTGTCATTGTGTTTTTCTGACAGTCTGTGCATGAGTCTAGTTCGATGTTTAATTCGTTTTGGTAAACATAGCATACTAGCCCCCAACAGTCTAAATACGGGTATTTTCTGCCGTTAGGTGTGTGAATGTTACGTAAATATTTTTCGATATTAACAGACATAACGCAACCCCTTGAACTGTTTAGCTGTATAGCGTTTGAACGGGAATTTGGCATTAAGGGTATCATGCCATCCGGCAGTAATAGTCGCACCTTTAGGAGTAACCTGGCATGATGTTACGAACAAGGTTAGTGAGTAACAAGGTTTGTATGCAGTCACACTGTCATACTCTGCTGACGTGTCAAAAGGTAAATACTCCAATACCGTTAAATAACATGGATTTGCACCCGTCATTATCGTATCTGCAATTTCCAACACTTCACCATTGATACTTGCTACACCGAACGACAATGCGGAACCGGATTGATTAGTTCTTTCCGGTAGATTGATTTGAATAGCACTAGGAGTAAACTCTCTTAACTCGTCATTGTGATCACGGGCAATAAAACCATGATACGATTGAGCAAAACAAATAGGAGTTGCAAGGCTTTCAGATTCAATCACAATAGCGTAAATTGGTGCATCTGTTCCGTTAGCATTGACAATCGCTAATTCGCTGAATTTACGTACCGGAATTGCCGGAGTAATTTCGGTTGCTATGGTTGTGTACTGCTTGTAAAAATTATTAGGTAAATCAAATTTACCACCATATTTTAAACCTTTGCTAATTACACATTCAGATAAATAAAATTGTGGATTAGAATCTGTGTCATGATTGTTACAAACTGTAAACCATTCACCATTACGTGCTATTGCATCGGTGCTGAATGTGTCATGCCATGTTTTAATCGGATAACCATCGATGTACATTACAACCGAACACACATCGGTATTTGCGTCTAATACTTCTAACTGCAATTCAAAACAAATATGATGCCATCCACGATCTGACCAACCGTTACCGATAATACTTTCTGCCAATCTCGGTAATCGTTCGTTATATGCATATATAAAATCAGCATTACCACCAATCCGCATAGCCATACCCGAATAATCTGCATAAGCATGGCTCCAATATCCATGGATAACAAGAAACCCGTTATTGATAACGCTTCCGGTTGCCAATGTGTTTTTGGATGTGTTTAAAATTGATTCAAAAAATGGTAATGCCATCCAAATATTACCATTTCCATCATCATTAGGTGTACAAATTGTAAACTCAAAAGTTCTTTGAATAGGTTTTGCTTCGTTATACCAAATACCCTCAGAATCAAAAAATGCCGGATAATCAGAGCCAAATTTCCGATTACATGCTAGACAACTAACACCATCGACTTCTGTTATATCTGTATAGTACGGATCTTCAATACAGCCTTTTGATATTAAATTACCTCGTAAAACATTTATTTTACCGTTTGCAAAATTACAAACAAACAATGTATTTTCAGACAATGTACCCCAACCAACAACGCTATTAGCTGACACATTAACAGTTTGCGATAATGTAATGATATTGTCGTTAATATCAACCACTTCACATGTGTATGTGATTGTAGAAGCTGGCGCAACTGTTATGCTTGTTGCTGTTTCGTCATTATCCCACTTGCAACTTTGAAAATCGCCTTGTAAAGCAAGTGTTACGATATCTCCGGCATTTATGAATGTACTGCTTGCAATAATGTACGGTTTAACTGTTAATTCAGTAAATTTCAGATTGTTTATATAAAATTCTTTGTTATTGGATGTTACATAATTCTGCGCACCAAACGTCAAACCTTTTTTGATTACGGTTAAATTGTCTGTGTCCTCGTATGTGTAAATTAACGTGTTATCGCTATAAATTGTGAGTACATTGCTTTCTCTGTGCAATTTATAAGTGAACCATGAATTATACGTGTTTATTGTTGGGATTATTATGCTTGTATAAGTTCCGTCACTGTTTGTAAGGTTTAACTGTATTTTGTCATCGTCATAATCTTGTAAAGAAAAGCAATCCGGTGCTTCAAAAAACACATACGAACGATTACCGATTTTTCTAACGTCAAATTCAATTTCATAATCGTCTATATCTCTGAATTTTGCACCGACATACGAATAACCTCTGTGATTATAGTTATTTCCGGCACCTAAATTATGCAAACAATAATCACCGCTTTCAAGTTCAACAAACTCATAATTTGACATAGCAATATTTAGCGTTGGACTTTCTTTCCAGTCTGAATTTAACGCATGATTATCGGTAGTTTGGTCATTAAAATTAACATCAAGCAATACTCTACTCATTGTAATAGTTACTCCATGAATCGCTAAACTCTACATTATCAACGTCTAAAGTCATGCTGATTTTATAACACGCACCTATGTGATTACGAAATTGTAATTGCTCACTTAATGAACCGTTTTGTATTCTGACTTTTCGTGCTATCAATTCACTTTCTGCTATATCTGCTCTGTCATTCAAAATAGGTGCAATAAACCAATCAACACCAAAATTGATATGATCCTGATAAAAAGCAACAAAAGTCTGATAGTCTGCAAGATTGTTAAATTGCAGTGTTACAGACAATGTGTGCGGTGCGTCTTTTGATAACAATCTCTGTCTGACTGTGCCATTAGTCATGGTTGTTCGCAATACGTTAGGACTGCGTTTCAGTGCATATCCGCTTTGTAAAAACTTTGGTAATGTGTTTGGGTAAAATTCCATATTAGTATCCTTGTCTTGCTAGTCCATAAGTACCACTCATAGCGTTTGCAACCGCGCCACCGTTACGAATATTTGAAACGATAACATCAATGATTGTCTGTGTATCATCATCGGTACGCTGATTAACTTGCCCTGCCCGTGAAGCATCCTCAATCAGATTTACTTGAACGTTTGATTGACCGGCATTGGAAAGCAAATCAGCAGTATCTTTTCTGCTAGTAACAGTTGCCGGACCCTGTATGAGTTCCGGACCATACTCACCGACAATACCCAGAGCGCCGGATGCAATCTTTCCGCCTTTATCGTGCATAGTCACACCTTTTAATTGGCTCAGAATCTGTGTTGTCATGGCAATCGCCTGGCCATAAGCGGCAATACCGGCAGGGAAGAACGGTTGAGTAGTGAGAGCAGAAGACCACGCAACAATAGCATTGGCTGTAGCAGAAGCAACTGCAAAACCTTTCTGCAGCGCAAAGGCGGCCTTGTATGCTCCGGAGTTCTCGTTGAGTCCTGTAGTAAGGTTCTGGAATCCGGCGGCTACCTGGCCGAGGGCGTCAGCAGTTTCTTTGTAAGGTTTGGCCCATTCGTCATGTTTAGCTTTACGCTTCTTGTCCTGGTATTCACCGTCCTTTTTGTAATACTCTTCCCGAAGTGCAGCTAAAGCTTCCTGATATGCAGTCTCGCTAATCAGTTCCTGGTCGTGATACTGCTGCAGCATTTCAAGTTTCTGCTGATATTGATTCTGTAATCTTACCAACTCACCATCACCGTTAAGAGTCTGCATGAAATCGTAGGTTTCCTGATTGAGTGCTTTTCTGGCATCAAGATACTGTTTTTCGATAGCAAGTTTGACCGCATTGTACTCCTCTTCAGAAACATTACGGTTCTCAGCGTACATTTTGTTGAGTTCCAGAAGTTTCTTCTGATACTGATATTCAATCTGCTCAGACTTTGACAAGGTTCTAGCCTGGTCATCAAGGAAGCGCTGATAATATGCAGACCAGGTATCTTTCCATACCAATGCGGAAGACTTACCACCTTTGCCGCCTTTATCTCCTTTATCGTCGCCGATGGTAGTACCGCCGGTGAGATTAGTAGGTGCGTTCTCTGTAGTTCCGGTTAATTCAGATGCGGTTGTAATCTTGTGGCCACGTGATGCGGCTATACCTTTAGCAACCTTGTCATAATACTCATTGATCTCTTTATTAATTCTCTGATTCGACTGCTCAATGTTATCAGTAAATTTATCAGCAAAAGTTTTATTAGTGTCTTTTATGCTGTCGAGCTGCTGTTTTAAATTCTGTTGATATAAAGTCTTGTAATCGGTATCTCCTGCGAACATTCCGCTGCGGAGAAATCTGATTAAATCTCTGTCGGTTACAGTTGCAGAGCCGGACTGTCTGATGAGTTCAGCACGGGCCTTTTCATACTCTCCCTTCTGCTTTGCAATTGTAAGCAGTGCATTATCTGCAGAACTGCGTGCAAGTACCTCCCTGGTTGTTCCGTGAGTAATCTCAGCCATTTGAGAGCCGATAGCAGAGGTGAAGCTGGTCCATGCTCCGAAGGCACGCTGTACATAACCGATAAATTCTCTGATAACGAGACCGACAAAAGACAACCAATTACCGAAAGAGGAAATCTGCGCCTTTACAGCGTTTTCGCATGAATCACTCATGCTGTTCATTGCTTCCAGGAAGCTGTCAGACAGATCTCCGAACAGACCTTTGATTGATTCTGTTACCGAAGTGAACAGATCTCCTATGCCGTTGATAGCACTTGAGATTGTGTCACTCTTGAGCATCTGAGTGAATTTATCCAGGGCAGAGGTTACAAGATTCAATCCCTCAATGGTCACTTTGGAAAGGCCGGAATCACCTAATTGTCTCCACATGTCACCCCATGCTTCAGAAACACGCTTGGTTGCTCCGGTTACACCTTCCATTTCCGGTTTTAAAGTGTCTGCAAACTGTGAGTTTGCAAGTTTATTCATGTAATTCTGAAGCTCTGCGGTATCAGCTTTGATAGTCTCGGTAACCCCTTTATAGGTAAGCTTGATTTTGTCGCCTTCCTGAACAGCTGTAATACCTAGCTGTTTAAGACCACGAAGCTGTCCCATTGACGCGCTGGTAAGTGCCTGAGCAACAGAAGTGAATGATTGTCCGGTGCCACGTGCAATTTCGGCAAGTGCTTTGATAGACTGTGCAGATGTATCAAGACCGTTCTTGCCAAGCGTGAGTGCTGCCTGAGTGATTTCATCGAATGACTGCGGAACGGTGCGGCTTAAATCGTTCAATTCTGCAAATTTAGCCTTTGCTCCGTCAACTCCGTCTGTAATTGCCTGTAATGCACCAATAGATCTCTCGGTCTGTTGCAGGGTTTCGTTGATGTTGCGTAAAGCTGAGCCGATCAGTTGAAAACCAAGCAGAGTTGATACATTGGCTACAGCTGTTCTAAACGAATTACGCCAATTATTAACTGCGTTTTCCATGTTGTGAAAAACTGTAGTTACATTGTGGTTCATCTGCGATATATTACGCTCAAAACGATTAAAGGAGTTGTTTGCTCCGTTTACGCTCGTTTTGATACTGTTAAATTCCCGATTAACAGTTTGAGTGAACTGTCGCATATTAGCAGTTGCTTGCCCTGTACCAACTTGAACGTTTGCACCGATAAGGATATTAGCCATATCTTAACCTCTGCTTGTTTTATCTATAATTTTATTTTTCTTGGAGCTGAGCATTGTCTTTAACAGCTCAATATTGCTTTCAACAGTTTTGTCTTGCGGACGTTTCTCCGGATGGTAGATGTAATACTCTTCTGTGAATACCTGCTGCCATATTGAAAGTTCTGACGCGGGCAGTTCGAGTGCTGCAGAATATGGCATGTGAAGCTCACGTGCCACTCTGATGCACAGACACTCAATTCCACCCGCTTTTATCAGTTTTTTGCCGCATCTCCGGATATGTCAGCAGTCTTGTAGATCTGATCTACCAACTCGTTTAAAACAGTAGGAGACAGATTATCAGCTACTGCTTTGTAGTCTTCAGCTGACTGTAGCAGATTGCCTTTCTCATCACAGTTGCAGATACACAGCAGATAAGCCATCTTCTCAAAGTCGTTGAGCTTGGATAACTCGCCCTGTGTGTCTAAACATCTGTTTCTGAAATCGGCCAATGCACTGCCGGATAATTCCTTCAGATAAAACGGCTCCGAAAAGCCGTTAATCTGAACCTTTTTGATTTTGAGAAATGATTTGGTTAAAAGGTTCATGTTGATCTCCTATTAAGGGTTACTGGTCTGAGTTCCGTTGCTTCCCTGCTGTCCCTGCTGTGTGTCAGTTCCCTGGGAAGCTTCAGCGGCTACAGTTGAGAAAGTGGTATCACCGGATACGCGCAGATTGATCTTACCCTTCACACCGTCTTCATTTCCGGCACCAACGACTGCATAACCGTTCAGAGCGGCATCAAATACTGCCTGAGTGTTGTTCGGCCATACAATCTTGATAGTGACAGAAGTTCCGGCCTGAGCCTTGGATATCAGATCTGCCTGAGCTGTATCTGCGTTGTAGCGATAGAATGTAAACTCAAGTTCAGATGTGTCCTTCATGCCTGGAATGTAAGTCTTAACAGTATCAGCAAGTGTGGTATCTTCAACGAATGAACCAGAAGTACCAATATCGCCAATTTCGGTAAGACCGTTCCAGAGTGCATAAGTTTCATCTGCTGCATTGAGTGCTTTGTAGTAAACCAATGTACCTGCTGTTAAAGTTGCGTTTTGATGTTCGTATGACATTTTTGTGTTTCCTTCTTTTATTTGAGATTTTTAATTTCTGAAATTACCGCTTTGACATCTTCCTCAAGATAATGTCTTACAGTGTTTTCATTATCCTTCCATGATTTTGTGAACCACGGTTTTTTGATTTCTGTTCCGGAACCCCTAGGATGAAATCCGTACTCTAGCCAGATGCCGCCGTAAGTTGACGGTCTCGGTTTATACCTTATGCCGGATTTCTTTATACCCTTATAGAACCTTGCGTTTGATTTAGTTAAATACGGCTTCGGGTTCTTGATTCCGATTGAAAAATACTGCCATTGCTTATTTCGGCTTACACTAAATTTTGATTTTAATGATCTCTTTAAATAGCCGGTCCTTTTCTTTACTCCGCTGAGATTCGACTTTTGCGCTCTGAGAATTGTCTGCGAAGATCTCTTGAGTGCTGACCTTACAAACTTTTTCCTGCACTTCTTCGGAACTTCTTCAAGCTCTTTTGCAAACTCAGTGAAATGATCTAGTCCATCAATACTGATAAATTTATTGTCAGTTGCCATTAGCCGGTTCTCTGTTGATGTATGCCTTTACCTGTATTCTGTTGCTGTACAGCGTATCCTCATAAGGATTGAATTCGACATCTGAAAAATCAGTAATGTAAAACCGCTGAAATCCTGAGTTATTATGGAGTAACTGCAACGCATTGATTAGCGCTTCACTCAGTTCGTCACAAACTGCTCTTGTTTTTCCGACCGCAAAGCAATCAAAAATTATTGATTCAATTCCAAACCCACCGCTGATTAAGCGCTCCTGGTTAATCTGAGCAATGTTAAAAGCAACACCTTTGGTTACCGTGTCGGTTGAAAAATCGTTGTCTACAACAACTGTGCTGTCAAAGATGTTTGTCAGAACGGTCTTAAACGCAGTTCTATAAGTCTGTATTGACAGTGTCATATCTGCTCCTATGTGGTTTTGAAGTTATCCTGATTACGGTGTGAAAACTGAATTGTTAAGTAAATTTCGTTCTGCTGTTTATTTGCATTCAACTGCAGAATTTCATATATACAGCTTCTCCAACTCACTAACAGCGATGGACTGATGCCGGTTGCATACCGCATTTTTACCGTGTAACTGTCTAAAACCATCTCAGCACCGTTTCTGATTTGCTCCCTGGCTGTAATCGGCAGCACACTTGCATGTACAGTTTTAACTGTCGATAAATCTTTGTTCAGAAAGGTAATCAGTTCTGTTAATCTGCCGCTCTCTATCGTCATAAGCCTTCATCCTCTCTGAAGTACAGAATGTAAGGATCTAACAGATTCTTGTAGTAAGTCGTTAAGGTGTTGTTTACAACGGAGTGCATCTCACGATGGTTGTACATATCACCGGTTAACACAAGTATGTACTGCTTGACTGTCTGCGGTACTTCGTTTGAATTAACTGCCAATGCTTTCGGATCTGATCTGTACATTATCTCCCGCTGCAGAATATGCTCAGCCTGCTGTGTCGAAGCTAGAATATACTGCTGAAGAATACTGTCATCAGCGTCAGTATCTATTCTGAGATGTGCTTTGGCTTCAGCTACAGTGACCGGAAGTTCTACAGGCAAATTATCTAAATAGCTCATTTTGATTTCCTTCAGAATTAAAAAAGGGATTCATTTCTGAACCCCTTGTACACTGCTTACGATTTCATAAAAAGGAAATTACTATTCGCTTAATGCCCAGTTGCCGCCGGCAATGGCTGCAGGAGAATCTACAACGAGTGCCAGGCGACGCTCTGCACGGATGGTAAACAAGTTCTTGGTGAAGTCATCCTGCTCACGGTCAATTTCAATCGCTACTTCCTGACGGTCGTAGATTGTTGCACCTAAGCCGAAGTCAGCCATTAAGAACTTACCGGAAGTCATTGCAGAGGTGGTAATTACTTCAAGACCCCACAGTGTCTTGGCTGTTACTGATGCAGGTCCGCCTAGAATATATCGTTTCTGAGTATCTTTCAGTAATGCTAATGCTGCCCAATCTGAAGGATTAAGAACAAGATAACGTGGAGCATAGGCAAGCTCTTCAAGTTTAGTCTTAATCAGCAACGCAAAGTCGATCAGAGTTGAACCGGTAGGAACTGTTACTGAAGAGGAATAGTCAGTATAGTTACCGGAATTCAAGAGACCACTTAAAGAATTACCGCCCTGACCAACAACGAGTTCACGATCTACCTTGTACTGCAGACCATATAACATCTTGGCATTGATGAATGCAGAAACTGCCGGTGCATCTGCTGCCAGCTGTTCTGTAATCTTGGTCCAATGTGC